TTATGTATATTTACAACATTCATAAGCCAAGTAATAAATGCATTTATAGACATTTTATCATTTAGACTTTCTCTTATTAATTTTGCTTTCATAGTTTTTTTTATTTTATTTTTTATTAAGTAAACATTTTTTTATAGTTAATAGGAGCATCTTTAAGATCTAAAACTTTAGCTTTGATGGTTTTATTATCTTTTTCTATTGATTTTTTCAAGCGGTGATGACCATCTAATACCATCACATAATTTCCTTTATCATCTTTAGCTATAAGTATAGGATATTTTAAATTTGCTGCCTTTGCTCTGTCAAGTGTCTTTTTATCTTTCTTATCTTTATGCACACACATATCTTCTATTTCCTCTACAGGAATTTCTATAATAGGTGCATCTTTTAAGTAGTCTTGAACTTCTTGTATTGTTATAGTAACTTCCTTTCCATCAATTTCTCTTGTCCAAGATGTTTCTTCGTAGTACCCTTCATTTAACCATTCTTTGAATGTTTGAAATTTATACATAATATTAAAAAATTAATGAGTAATATCCTTTATAATATCTTCTACTTCAGAGAGTATTTCTTCTGTTGGTTTTCGATATAATCCTTTACCAAAATCTACAGTATCGTAAAATAACTCTTTACCCGCTTTAAGATTAAATTTATTTCTCCCTAATGATTTTTTCCGAGGGTATAGCATTGCATTTATTCTAATCATACCTTCATCTATATCTTCTCGATACTCTCCGGGTGTACTTGGTAAACCAACATATTCAATTTGAATATCTAATAAACCTTCAGGTACTTCTTTTGCTGCATGTAAACCATCAAATCCGTGATGTCCAAAACCAGCACTCTCGGTTTTAAATCCAAGAGATGATAATAAATTATTGATATCATCTTGAAGTAATTCTTTAATTGATGTTTGGTTTTCACATATTAAACTTTCTTTTACTAGTTTTGCTTTCATAATTTTTTATTTATATTATTTTTTAATTAAAAATTACACGATGGACTCGTCCCAATAGTCACAAGCTAATCCCCAACCAATTATTTTATAAATTTCTTCTGATTGATAATTAAGAGCCGGTTCTGGTATCTGTGTTGTTGGAAAAACATAATATAATTTCCATTGCCAAAATGGTCTAGCTGCTCTATCATACATTGTTATAAGTGCCCATGGAGCAGTATAATCCGCCTTTAATCCTGTTCTACCAGTTAATGGATCATATACCAAGTCTGACCATTTTCTAAGTGTTTTAAGAACATAAGCGCTTGGTGTTCTATCGAGGTTAACCTCAAAGTTTAAAGTTAAATCCATTGTTGTTTCGGCGGGCTTTGCACCAGCGAATCTTCTTGCTGCCCATTTATAATATTGTGCAACAGGTGAAGTTGGAAATTTATGAGATTGAAGACCACTAATTTCTTGAACATTTTCTAATAAAAGATTTGTGTTCTCCTCTGTTGAGCCAACACCAACAGGAAGAGCTATTTGAATCGTGAACAGGTTTAAATAAGCCGGTTCATATAATTCTTGTGCTGCTCTCGAATTTTTAAAATGTGGTAAGCCGAACGTTCCTTGACTTTTAAAATTTTCAGCCATACTATTATTATTTTATTTTATATATTCTTTAATTAAACTGTAGTAGTTCCACCAGAACCGCCTTCGTCAAGGCTGTTAACAGTAATTCTACTAACAATTTTTTCCATTCCTTTTGTTACCCAAACACCTATATCAATTATACCAAATGCTTCTTGTATAATTTCAGGAGTATTGTTTGATTCATCCATTACAACCTCGTAATCATAAAGAGCACCGGCATCCTTTACAGATTCAAGTATTGGGGTTACTGCATTTATAATATTTAATCTTGTTACAGGATTATTATATGCAAATACATAATTTTTAAGCACTTCTTCAACTTGAAGTTCTATTGTATTAAGAAGTTCTCTTACGTGCAAGTAATTAAAATCACTTGCCATTGTTTGGAAAGAAGTTCTATTTGAGTAAATCATTATTTCTGCCGTAGAAGCTCTTTCTATTATTGAATTATAACCAAATGGTTCAAGATAATCTCTATCTTGTTGATCTATCATATATTCAACACCTGCTATAGCAGCATTTGAAAGTATTCCATTTCTGTTTGCTACTATTGCGTAAGGATCACCACCTAAAAATTTTCTTACATATGTATTTGAAACATCTGCTGCTGGCGGAACATAGAAAGTTTTATTTCCTTCCATATATCTTAAATAAGGTCCAAATACACCCATATATTGAGATCCATTATCTTCGGTTGGAAAAGTAAATCTAAAATCTCTTGGCATATCTGGATTACCTCCTTCTGGGATCCATCTTGTATCAAATATTGGAACCGGATCGACACCTGGAACAAATATATCTGTGAAATATGGATTTTGAGAAGATGCAAATTGTCTCATTGAAGGAGCTGAAATTAAGGCGGTAGTTTTACCTCTTTTCTTAGCTAATTTTGATAAATATCGTTTTCCACCTAATTGAGATCTTAAACCATAGGCCATTGTATCTACAATGTATCGATACTGAATCATATCTTTATTAGTTAAACCGCGTAAAATTCCCGGGTCATCTAACATTCCATAAACTTTTTCTACACCTTTTTCTCTATTTGATTCACCGTCACTGTCATAGCCTGGTAAATGATTTGATCTTATTTTTAGTCCTTTAAGCTTAAATAGTTTATAATGAGTAGCTATATCTTGATGATCGATAGGTTTTTGTACTATAATTGTTGATGCATCATTTTGATAATCATATATAGCTTCAGCTGTTTCAATTTCATAAAGACCATCTGGACTGGTACCAGTTGAAACCTCGTTATCAAAAGTTTTAGCGGTTACATAAGTTACACCTGCCGGGATTTCTCCGTTTTGATCATCTTTTTTTACCAATGTTCCTATTGTAATATTCGAAGCATCATCTTCATCTGTTAAATAAAATATTTTACCATTATCACTATTTAACGATATATCAATTGTATTATGTAATGTTGAACTATCTGTATTAATATCATAACTTAAAAAGTCTTTTTCAATAGTATCTGTTCCACCATCTTCATAATAATCAATAAGATTATGTCCTAATAAATCAACTAAATAGGTTGAACCAGACCATCCCTCAGTTTCATCCCAAGTAAGATTATCAAGAGCATCTTTATTAACATTAAGAAGTACTCCCGTTATTTGTACTCCACCGTTAACAATATCTTCAATATATTGATTTGAACCAGTTTGATCTCTGAATTCAGGAATAATAGTTCCTGTCCATGAACCTATTAGATTAGTTTGTGGTAAATTAATAAATTGATTTAACTTTGATGGTTTAAAACCATTAGAGTTAAAATAATCTTTAAAAAATGGATCAGTAGAAAGATCACTATAATTTGTCCAATTTCCTTCTATGGCAATAATTTGAACAAAGAAATTTTTCATTTGGTCAGTAGGACGAATCCAATCAAACGGTATGTTATCTTCATTTCCATACCATTCCCTTGCTGTCATATTAAATCCTTGAAGTCCTACTGGTTTTCTAACTATAAAAGAAATATTTTTAGTACCTACATTTGCAATTTGTAACAAGGGAGCATCTTCATTACTTGAAGCATTATATTTATTATTAACTACACCTTGTAAATATTCTGTATCTGCTCTCCAAAATCTTTGTCTATTGAAAAAATTAACATATAAATCATTTGTAATATTTTCATTACTTATAGATGAATCAATAGAAAAACCAATCAAGTCAACTTTGTCTGCACTAGTAGCAGGATCACCATCAACATTTAATAAGTTAATTGCAAATACAGGTGATTGTAATAAACATGTATCTATTGATCTATGAAAGAAAGAACCTTTTCTTTCTAACTTTTTATCAACGTCTCCAAAAAATCTAAATCTATCTCGTGTTGATCTTATGAATACAGGTGCATTAAAAGGACCTACTTTTGAAAATCCAGGTAAAAGTCTTAATGCCTGTGTATCAACCACTATTCTTTCTGATAAGTCTACTTCTATTGTATAAACACCAGCAGATTGAAATTGAGATAAATCAAGTGCAAGCTTTGCCATATTTAATTATTTATTTTTTATATTTATTCAAGCAAAATTGTTAAATATTTTCCTTGTTAAAATTTTTATTCTTTTTATTATATATCTAAGATATTATTATTATATTTTAACTTTTATTCAGCACTAAAAGGATTTTCCAGGTATAAATCTTTGTGTTGATATTTTATTTTTATCAATTAATTTTTCTAAATCTTTATTATCTATTTTATCATCACTGTATAAAGATGCCCATGTTTTATCATCTACTTCATTTGGATCGTAGGGTTCTTTAAGTAATTCTAATGCATATCTTTTTTCCTGGGAATCCGGTAACATATCTAAAAAGTCATATAACCAATCTTGGTATTCAACTTCTTCATAAAGTCTTGCTATATTAAGTTCTGCCATTACTAAATCATCATGTTTAGCAATTCCTTTCCAACTTGATTTTATTTTTCCAAATGATTTAAATTCAGAAACTGTTTCTTCTTCAGTCGGTATTAATGTTTTATTTCTTATAAGTTTTTTTCCTAATTTACAAAAATAATCTTTATCAGATCTAACTTTAAATCCCGCCTTTTTTCTTGGTGGTTTTTGTCCAGGTACAGGAGCAGTATGATAAGAACGCATGACAAGNGCATCATGATATTTATCATGGGTTGAAAATTCCTTTAAAAATGCCTTTCCATTAAAATTCATTTCTACAACCAGTTTAACAATTTCTTCATTAAATTGTTCATACGTAATAGCTTTACAAACTTTGGCTAAAATATCTTCATCTTTATAATTATCTCTATAAACACCAATTTGATCTATATAAAACATATTATGTACTTGGTGTTCATCCTTTCTTAACTTTCTTAATTTAGCTAATGATTTTAATTTTATTCTGTGTATAGATGCTATATTATAATCACTATCTTTTGTTTCATCTTCATCTTTACCTTCTGCAATATCTATAGAAATAATAAATCTATCATTTTTTTCATTAAAATTATCATTTGGATCAAAATCATTTCTCCATTTTAAATTTTCATATAATTCAGAATCTAGTTCAGATTTTTCTAATTCTTTAAAGTTATATTCATATAAATTACTTAATCTTTTTATCCAATTTAATTGAGAAGAAGAAAGAAGTGTATTTTGTTTAACATCAAATTTAAGGTCAAATTCTTGGGCAAAAAATTCTTCACCAAAATTATCTTTTGTTTGTTGTGCCCATACATCATCATGTCCCGGAACTTCCCAATAATCAACTCTTTTATTAACAAATGAATTTTTCCCTCTTACAGATTTATCCCAAATATTATAAAAAAGATTATCTTTTCCATTTGGCGTTGAAGTAATTATACATTGAGAAATTTTGGACGATGAAAGTGTTGGATAAACTGATCTCCAAAACTCTCCGGTAATATTTGGATGAATGTGAGCAAATTCATCAATATAAAGAACATGAATTGTAAAGCCTATTTGGGCAGTTCCTGTGGTAGCTTGTGATGTAAGCATACAACCATTATCAAGTCTCATTCCAAGTGCACCGGCATTTTCGATACCGGGTTTTAAAAAGAAAGGAAGTCCTTTAAAAACTTGTATAACTTTTGAAACAATTTCAGTAGTAGTTGCTTGTTTATTTGCTAGAATTGCTAGATTTCTATCAGTATGAAAACACATATACCAAGCAAAAAAGGCAGCTATGGTAGTAGTGTTGTGACTTAAGATCCCATTACTATAAAATCTGTGATCATTACTATCAACAGTAATATCATACATACTAACCCTTTGAGAATATTTATTAATTTTTAATATTTTAGAAGGACCTTCTTTAGTTTGTATAACATCATTTATATTTAAATCTTTAATAAAAATTTGATTGTATAAAGAATCAAATACAATATGATTATTTGCTCCTTCTAAAAACATTCCATTTTCTAAATCAATTCTCCATACTGTATATGGTTGAGTTTTATGTATTTTTGATACAGGTTTAAACCCGTTATCTGTTTCAATTTCAATATCTTCTAAAGGAATAGTTTCTAATATCTTTTTAGAATCATCATTTTCATTTAATTCTAAATTAGAATATTCCCATTTTTCAATTAATTGTATTAAAAATAATATTATATGTTTAAGTATTTTTTTCATATATAAAATTTATGCACTTATCTATAATATATTTTGGATATTTTGTTCTACATTTATCTAAACAAAATTTTACTCTTCCATCATTAGTTTTAAATTTATCTACATATAGTATACAATGATTTTTCATGTTTTCAAGATAATTTACTATATATGTTATAAAGTATTTTTTTTATATTATAAATAATTTGTTGTTTAAAATTTTTTTTATTTTGTTTGTTTATTTTATCATAAAGATCACCTATGGAAATTTTTATTACTCTATTAGTTGATTTTAATCTTATAGTTATTTGGGTATTAAATAAAAGACACTTACCGATCTGACGTGATGCCATTAAAATATAATCTCTGACTTCTGGTCCAAAATCTTCAATAGATTCAATCCATTTTTCTTTTGCTAAAGTAGAAAGTATATCTTGTTGATAATCCCTTAAATCAACTGTTTCCCTTCCTCTATCTGTTAAAAATTTACAGTATTTTTCAACAAAGTATACTATATCCTCTGAACAATAATTAAATTCATTTTCTTCTTCGGGTGTAAGCTGAAAAAGTATATTAGGAGCCTTAAGTGTTGGATCACGTTGATAGAAACAAGACATATCAATAGGTGCACCGTAACGAAGTTTTTGTAATGTCTCATTAATTAATTCCGTATTCCATATTGTACTTTTATACATAATTTATTTAATTTCTTCAACGTCTTCAATGTCGTTATTATTATTTTTATTTTTTATTTTTTCTGCTTTTCTTTGTTTAGTTTGTTTAATTAAATCCTTTGTCCCATGAGATACTAAGCCTTTTTCATTCCGTGAAAGATTTCCTTCTCCAAGAGCATGTAATTCTTCTTTTTTCCTATTAATATTATCTTTAAGATCAATATATGTAACTTTAATTGCCTCAACTGTTTGTAATAATTGTTTATTAATATCTGCTATTGTTTTTGATAAACCGGAAAAAACTTCATACATTCTGGGGTGTTGGGCACCATGTCTAACTTCTTCCATTAAAGTTCTTTGCATAAGTTTTGTACATTCCATTTGATAAAGCATTCCTGCAAGAGAAATAATATCAACATCCATTTTATTTTTTAGATAAGGATTTTGTTTGACTTGTTCATCTGTCAATACAAAACCTGTTGAATTTTTAATAAGTTTTCTTGCTCTTTTATTACAATCTTTTTGAAGTTCATCTAAATCTGCATCAAAGGCCGGTTCATTTTGTAATTCAGGCGTATCACCTGGTCTGGGAACGTTTCCATCAATAGCATGAGAAGCTTGATCAATCATATTTTCCAATTCCTTACGTTCATCTTTTGCTTTCATAAATTAACAACTTTTAACAATATTTAATTATATATCTATTATCTTTGTTTAGAAATATAAGGCGCTAACATTTTTGGATCACAGTTATCAAGAATAATTGCTTGATCTGCATCCTTAGTGAAAAATGATAATAATTCAGTTATTTGATTTTCTTCCTTTATCGTTGTTTTAAATAGCCTTATATTTGTAATATAAGAATATGATTTATCTATTTTATATTCATTTACCGAAGTTTGTTCAGGTTCAAAGTTAATAGTATCATAATATTTTATTTGAAGTTTTTTATCTCTATCATTAGTGTCTTTTTCCCAAATATAAACATTATATTGCCCCCAGGTATTTCCAATATTGGCAACAAATCCATACCATTTTTCGTCAGTTAATTTAGAATCCATACAAACAACATGAGTTTGTTGACCATATATAATTTTTATAAATTGATTAGCTATAACACTAACCACAAATCCTGTGTTTGTATCATTTTTTCCATCAATAATAACAAGAGGATTTCTAATTTGCATTTTATATTTATTATTTACCCATGTTGATTTAAGTGAATTTAAATAATCTTCAACATCTTCATCTATTTCACAATAGTATTCACCATAAGTAGAAGAAACATTTATAACGGTTGCATAAAAATTAAATACCCCTGCCCTATAAATAACAAATGTATCTCCTTCTTCAAATGCCTTTTTATGAGAAGTATTAACGGTTACTGTATAGTTTGCTTGTGTTGTAGGATTAATTATTTTTTCTAATTCAACGTCATATTCTTTAAGATCCTTTTCTTTATTAAAAATCCAAGCAGTTATAGCCCTATCATCTGATTCATTTATAATATCGCCAGTATTATAAGTTATAGCTGTTAATGAATTTGATGTTTCTAAATCATAAAATGATTGGGCCGCTATAATTCCATAAATATCTATATTACTGGATATAATTTCTAAATCAGGATCTATTCTTTTATACTTATCTTCACTTGTTGAACTAAGTTGAGACATTTGTTTATCATTTGTAAGTTTTTCTATTTCTTTTTGTTGCTGTTCTCCGAGTAATTCTTCTTCACTCACAGTGTATTTGTCTATAGTTTCTTTTAAATCTTCTGCTTCTCTCCTGGAAGCTTCAGGTTGATATTTAGCCAAATTAACAACCCATGTAGTTTCTTGTTCTAAGAAACCTCTTTTTAAAAATGATGATTCCACTTGATATAATTTATTTGGTAGCGGTAAGTAAACAATATCTTTTCTTTGAGGTGCTGTGCCAAATCCGACCTCATCTTCCCAGTAACCTTTATCAATTTGTATTTCTAAAGGAACTTGATATTCTAAACCCATTAAATCATATTGATAATTATTATCTGGAAAATTTCCACCTGGAACAAGAACCTTAAAACAAAGAGGAACATCACCTACATTAGATAATGTATATTCTTTAAAAATTACATCTGTAGATCTTTCTTGCGGTACAGCTCTAAACCATACAGCTTCAATGCCAAACATTTGATTAACTGTTCTATTTAATCTATGAAACGTCGACATTGCACTAAGAGCTTTATTTATGTCAAATATATTTAATCCTTCTTGTGTAACATTGACTTGTAAACCATCGCTTCGTTCTCTTTGAGGTGAAGGATTAACATTTGAAACACCCTCTTTTTTAGAATCTTTTCCAGGCATAATATTATTAATTAATTTATTTATTTATTCATCTTTAAATTACCAAAATTTTTTTGGGCAACCATTAATTGATTTATTGTTTTTATCAAGATAATAATCAACTTTTACCTTTGCACTAACATAACAGCCACAAAGTGTGCAAAATCTTTTAAACCTTTTATCTAAATATTTACATTTTTTACATATATCAAATCTTTCATCATATAATTGTTGTTGTTCCTTTGTTAATATTCTAAAAATAGATAAAAACAAATTCCAATATCCAAGTATAATATATTTTATAAATTTAAAAATTGTATTATAATTTATTTTTATTTTAATTATAGATCTTCACCATTACCTATTTCTTCTTTATGTGCTGTACTCCATGGTCCACAACCTGTAGTATTACAACCTCTAACTATATGACAGTGCCATCCATTACTTCTATTACCAAATCCATCATCATCATATTCTGTATTTATAAAATCAACTTCATCTTCTTCTTCATCAATACTACCTGGTTGGTCGACTAAA